TCTCTTCCAGAGTAAGGGTGAATATCTTGGCACCCTTCAGGTGACCCTTAGTTACCTTCTTGCCCAGCTTTATGTTGGTGCTGGCCTTGATGACAGCATAGGAATAGTTGCCAGCATCATGAACGTTCTTTCTGTACTTCGTCTGACTGTTCACTATCGCCTGATGAGTCGGGCTTAATGAAGTCATCCTTGATCTCCTCTACTTCCTTGTTGAATGTAGCATTGAAACGAAATTGTGCATCAAGAATCTCCCAGATGTCAAGCTTGATATTGTTTACCATCTTCTTCCTCCTCTTCAATCCATCCACCTTGCTTTTCAATTTCTCTAACTCTATGTTCTCTCTCCTTCTCAGTCAAGGGATGTATTCTATTTCTCGCACCATATGGTTTCGGGTAGTATATGAGCGGAGCACAAGCCTTACGGTGTTTCTTATTTGCCGCACGCTTGCCATAAGGACGCAAGTGTTTTGCCCATTCCGCTTTGGTGGTCAGTCTTTTATTCATGGGCTTACTCCTCTTCCTCCATCTTAATCATGATCTCATTAATAGCTCTACGTTCATCAGCTACACTAAGATTCGTAAGAAAATTGTTGATCCTGTCCACCAGTTCAGGAGTGCTGGTCTCTCCATGAACAAACCATTCCATTTTCTGTAGGAATTCCAGATGATCCCTTGACCATACCAGAAGTTCTTCTGCTGTAAGATCAGCATAGTTCATTGGCTCACTCCTATTTCACGGCTTTAATCAAGCCATCTTTCATCGTTACTTCAGCAAAGAACTCACGCCCTCCACCTTGTAAGTGTGGTCGTCGTGCCACTACAAACTTTCCAGTCTCTCTATATTCTTCTCCAAACAAAGAAGTTTCGGTGTACTTCAATGGCTGACCAACAGCCACTTTCAGTTCCTTCTTGGAAGGATAGTGTACAATCATCATGATATTATTTCTCCTTTCATTTTTGATAAGATTTGATGTTAAAACGGGCGAGACCATACTGCTTATTGTCAGGCACACGCACCCCAAACACTCCATCCTGACAAGTCTGACATAGACCAGAAATGGTGTATTCTTTTCTGGATAACTCATCTCGGAAAGATACCGCCGGTTCACCACATGATACACAAAGATCGTTCTGTACACAGGAAGTTCGACTCCTTCCAAAGTTAGCCTTTGCCATATGATCAATGAACTGAACCATTCCATCTGATTTTTCTGATGGTTTCATAGCTTGCTCCTATCTGATTACTCTGGTTGATATTGCATTGGGGTAATCTTCCTTTGCTTCTTTTAAAGAATTATAGAAGTTACCTTTTGTATCCTCACCACTACCAAAACACTCCTCACATTCTATTTCTGTTATATAATAATCCTTTCCTTCGCTATTACCTACAGGTCTCTGACTTTCCACAGTGCCAAACCCATCACATTCTGGGCATGGCACTGTGATTTCTACATAGTCCATTAAGCCACCTTTCTTTTCTTATGAGTAGAGATAACGGCAGTCTCTACTGCTGACTTACGTTTATTGTAGGGTCTCACTCCTGCTCTCCACTCTTTGAGATCAGCATATGTTGTTTCATTATTATACTGTCTCAGACAGCCCCATCCTGCTTGTCCAACATGAGTGGTATTCTTCAGCTTACCTTTCTTGGCAGCAACATGAACAACTGATGTAGTTACACCAATCATTTTGGCAGCTTCTGCAAACGTGATAAGCATATCATCTTTCAAGATGTATTGCTTAATATCTACTTGAACTAACGTCATGATCTATCCTTTCTAGATCAAGATTGCGGGATACTACTCACCACTATGACCATGCTCTACCTTCTGCAATGTGTTCCATTCCATCATAATTTACTATGTATGGATCATGGGCATCATCCGGTATCTTCACGATCTTTAACTTGGAGAAGTTACTATTGGCTTCTTCACCCAGTTCTTCCACAACACTTACTAACTTTGGATTGGAACGAGATTCTACAGAGTTATCATATAGAATATCATCCAAGATATGGAAGACGTCCATTTCTTTCAGTCGTCTAATGGCTCTCGTGCTGAGAGAAAAGCCGCCATAACAGGTATTGATAACTACTTTCATGACTTACTTCCTATAAGATTGCGGGAAGACTACTCACCACTAATAGCAGCAGCATCAGGAGTACATAGCCTAACGCTATCATTCCCAATACTTCCTTCATGTGCTTACTTCTCCTCGAAAATTGTATATAGTTTTAGCTCACCTACCACCTTTACTATCTCAAAGGTGTAACCAAGAGACATTGGACCAGCATCTTTGGCCTCTTCAAGGGAGTAGTAAGTACCGACGACCTGCATCCAGTCGTCATCTTTCCGACAGGATATAACGTAATACTTTTCTGCCACAAAATCTTTACTCATGAGTACCTCCAGCGAAACACTGGCAAAATTGCCTAAAGAATAATATTACCTTAACTTCCTTCTCGTAAATTTCTCAGGACGATATAGAACACCATCATTCTTAACTTTGGCATGATTACAATTAGAACATAGTAACTGTAGACGTTCTGGTGTTTTATTATATATTTTTAATTGCCTTCTAGCAGTTAGACTTGTCGTATTATTCTTTCTGTCCTTATAACCATCATTAAAAACATGATCTACTTCTAAGAACATAGGATCACGTTCACCACAACACACACAAGCACCACCCATTAGTTCTAATAGTTTGTGTCTGTTTCTCAAACGATACTCTTGATACCAATGGTTACGACAAAAACCATGCTTGAACGAACTTGTATATGTATACCTTTCTTCACAACCATCGACTTTACAAATACCATAATGTGTACTTCTACATTTTACGTTGCAGTATTGTCGATGCTTCTCTTTATTTCTCATGCGAGCCTTCTGTCTATAAAAAGTCTCGTCACAATCTGAATTATCACATTGGACTATATAACGTTCAGCAGTTTTCTCTGTTCCGTTACCACAGGTCCAAGTGTATTCTTCTTTACCGATAATCATATCGTTACCTCATTAGCTCACGAATTACCTAAAGAATACAAAAGCATTGCTTACTATTATAATTATTTTGTGGGAAAAAATATTTTAGATCGTTGAGATTTTCCCAGGTGAATAGGTATGGAAACAGTAACTTGTTTCCCGTTCACTTCTAGTGAACATTGCTTCCAACATATTCCTGATCCATTGCTTCGATCATCAAAATTGTTAGAAGATTTTGGATTGAATAATTCAGCATATGGTTTCCATATCGTCATAATATTATTACTCCTGGGAGTAGTTGATTGGGTTCCTGCACTATTCACTACAATAGAACATGACATAAGAAAAGAGGCGACAAGGCTGTTACACCCTGTCGCCCAAGTTCTAGTGTATCAGAGTGGCTATGTCCTGCACTCTGGATACATATTCTGCTCTAGTCAGGAACGGGTTAGAACGTTTCAGATTTCGCCAAGCCTTATTTTCTAGGCTCTTTATGGTATGCCGTAGGTGAATACCATAACTGACGAATTCCCAGCCGTTCCGCCTACCCTCCGCTACGTCTCTCTTGTGACGTTCCAGCGCTCCATTACGAGTGCTAACGGCGGATTTAAGACTGACCATCAAGCGATTATGATGAGCCAGACCGTGGTTCAGTTCGTACCGGCGGAACGTTTTAGAGTGCATACGTTCTACATTCATTTTGCAGCACTCTTAGACGGGACGATTGCCCACTTGCCGTGAACCTTGTCGGCAAAATCTAGAGCCGTCTCTTTAGTCTGGCCCTTTTCGTCCACCTTATCCTCTAGAGCCTTTTTCTCCACGATGGATTTTTCATCGTCGGAAAGCCTGTTTATCTCTCGTAAAGCTTTCCCTAGACGTTTGAGGATAAGGTCCCTGCTGGGAGGGTTAGCGAACCTTTGTAGAGCATTCGCCCCCGCCAGTGTTCGTTTGCCTTTAGGATCGGCAGGATCTCTCAAGGTTTTAAGATATTCAATCCTCGAAGGATACCCGTCATCCTTTTTCCCTAGAAAATTCAGGAATTCGGCTGTACCAAATATGTCCCTGATTTTCTTGGCAGGTTCATTTGAAGGATTGCCAAATCGTGACACTAGATTGAGGAAAGATTTCGTAACTTTCCCGTCTATCCTTCCCAATGCTTCTCGTACCTCATCGGCTGGAATAAGGGTCAGGGTTACAAAAGAATATAACCTGTAACCCTCTGCCTCTGTCTTTTCCTTCCCCGCATCAACCGCCTTTTGATTTGATGCTAGCAGGAGGGCTTCCACCATATCGACGGTGGAAGGAACATCATTCGGTAAATGCGTGATACCGGACGTGTCAGAGATACTTGAAGCAGTAGATCTTTTTGGATTTGTAGCCATCTTGACTATCAATCTCCAGACCGTGATTACTCGTGGGAGTAATCCCCATGAAAAATAGCAAACGGGATCCACGGTCTCTATGGGGAGACCCCTGTCTGCTTCATTCACGATGTAACCCTAGTTCAGGGCCGTAATCCCAGCGTCCCCTAGGGAACGTGACTGGAATTACAATTTAGAATTATTCTAAACTACAAACAATTCACGGGGTACTCTTATCACGATATGATGAAAAGTGTCAAATCCCTAGGGTTTCTGCGGGTTACAGGGTATCGAAGGGGAGACCTGAAGGGAGACTGAGGGAGACTGAGGGAGACTGGAGGGAGACTGAAAGGAGACTGAAGGGAGACTGAGGGAGACTGAGGGAGACTGGAGGGAGACTGAAAGGAGACTGAAGGGAGACTGAGGGAGCCTGAAGGGAGACTGAAGGGAGACTGAGGGAGACTGAAGGGAGCCTGAAGGGAGACTGAGGGAGACTGAGGGAGACTGGAGGGAGACTGAAGGGAGACTGAGGGAGCCTGAAGGGAGACTGAGGGAGACTGGAGGGAGACTGAAGGGAGACTGAAGGGAGACTGGAGGGAGACTGAGGGAGACTGAAGGGAGACTGAGGGAGACTGGAGGGAGACTGAAGGGAGACTGAGGGAGACTGAAGGGAGACTGAAGGGAGACTGGAGGGAGACTGAAGGGAGACTGGAGGGAGACTGAAGGGAGCCTGAGGGAGACTGAAGGGAGACTGAAGGGAGACTGGAGGGAGACTGGAGGGAGACTGAAGGGAGACTGGAGGGAGACTGAGGGAGAACCATTACGTTATAATATAACGCCTTGCCCGTGGGAGTAGATAACGAGATATGTCGTTGGGATACATGAGAAAGACAGTGGTACCGATCGGTGTATATGAGATGACACATGGCGCAACAAAGTAGAAACAAAGAGTAAAACAACAAAGATCAAAGACAAATGAAACAAAAGAATATCGAATAGTTGAAACTTAAAGTAATACATGAAGTGTTCGATATAGTGGCAAGTAATAATATAGAAAAGAAGAAGTAATCAAGACGGGGACACTAGGGCCACCCCGCCCCCCCATATATATATATGACCTTATGCACAAATTTTTGTAATTTCAGGGGTTTTCCATCAGAATCTGGCTAGACTCCTATTAGTATATACTTATAGTACTATTCTTATAGTATTATACTTATAGATATATACTAATAGATATATACTATTAGTATTATACTTATAGATATATACTAATAGATATATACTATTAGTATTATACTTATAGATATATACTAATAGTATACTTAGGGAGACCAATCGTATTTACAGTAATATTTTTATCTAATAAAATCAGTAACTTATATTATTGTATAAAATAGTACTTGACAAATCTGCATACAGTACTATAATAGAGATAATATAGATGGTTATAAGCATATGTCTTCATCCCACAATAAAAACTGCTGACAGGCTAACGATCATCTATAGGTGGGGAGTGTTAAAAGTGCAAACATAAGACACTTCCTAGGTTGGGGGTAATTCCGGCCCCTGCTCCCCACCGCCCTTTCTCTGACAGGATAAAATATGTCTAAAAATAAGATTGCCAAAGTAATGAAAGAATTCCGAAAGAGAAAACTTAAATCAAAATCTGGTCGAACAGTAAGAAAGCGGAAGCAAGCTGTGGCAATAGCTCTTTCAGAAAGCAAAAAGAGGAAGGCATGACCTGTCCCTGTAAAAATTGCCAGAATCCCGATTGTTCCTGCATAGGAAATGTCTGTGAAAATAACGAATGCCACTGTGAATGTCATTCATGGCAAGCAATGAAGAGACATATGTTGTATGGTGGAGGATTTACCGATAAGACATATTCGGATATGTGAGTGAAGTATCATTGTTCGGTCTACAATGAGCCAGAGAAAAGATTCAAGGACGGATGTACAGAAGCTTCCAGATTAGGACTTGACAAGGATTACTTTCCCGGCAGTCCCAGATTTATTGTCTACACAAAGGATTCACTGGAGTTATTATTCTGGAAGCCCAGTAAATGTAAAGATGGTACAATGAGACCTCTGGGTATCGAAGAGTGTACATTCATCTGGAATCGGGAAGAGAACGAATATGAAGGCGAGTGTACGTTTTGTGGCAAGTGTTGTGGAAGTTGTAAATATCTAAGGGAAGGCCCACCCATTGTTTGATACTCTTAATTTTAATACATTATGTTTTTAACAGAAAAAGCCAGAGACCACCTACTGGATATATGTAATAACGAAAAGCAGAGATATATACATTTATCGGTGGCTGGTGGTGGTTGTGCAGGATTTTCCTACAAATGGGCTTTCACAGAAAAATACCTTGATACAGATGAAACGATAGATATAGATAAGGATAAAAAATTAGTAATTGATGGTATGTCTCTGCTACATCTACTAGGAATGGAAATAGATTACCATAAAGATATTTTTGGTTCTGTTCTAAATATTAATAACCCCAATGTAACATCCAGTTGTGGATGTGGAGAATCATTCAGTATTCTCTAGAGAAGAAATAAGAAATATGAATAATCTACAAACCAGAAAACTGACAGAAAAACAGGAGACCTTTCTGAGTACTCTTGTGGAGAATGGTGGTCGAGTAAAAGAAGCAATGGAGGTTGCAGGATACCATATTGGTTCCAGAAGCAATCTCATCAATGCTGTAAAGCATGAGATCATTGAACGTACCCGTCAGCATCTTGCATCTTCTTCAGTACAAGCAGCCAATCGACTAATTGAAGGTCTGGATGCTGACGGTACTATCCCCAGTTCACAAATGGAGGTTCGACTCAGAGCAGCAAATGATATCCTTGATAGAACAGGTGTGAGTAAGCGTCAGGAGATAGCAACAGAGTCCAGAGTTATTCATGGGATTGTTCTCCTGCCAGCCAAGAAAGAACAACAGGAAATATGGCCCGACCAAAATTAGCAGATGGTGAACAAGGTAGATATCATGTTTCCAGAAAAGAAAAAGCAAAGAGAAGTCTGAAGAGAAGCATCAATCACCAGAGAAGAGAACGAGACAAGCTACAGACAAAAGCAAAGAATAGAACGGGCAGAAAGAAAAAAGCTGAGAAAGCCCTTGATATTCTGGAAAAAGGAGGACTACTCAAAGAAGAATTACTGGAAAATCTTCCCGTAACAGTAAAGGAAGCACTGGATGAAGGTCTGGACATTGCCTTCAAACCCAATGATGGACCTCAAACAGAGTTCCTAGCTTCTCCAGAGAAAGAAGTACTCTATGGTGGAGCAGCAGGTGGTGGCAAGTCATATGCCATGCTGATGGACCTTCTAAGATATGCAGATAACGGCAACCACCGTGCCCTGCTCCTGAGAAGAACACTGGCAGAACTGACAGAGCTTATAGACAAGAGTAAACAGATTTACACAAAGGCTTTTCCCAAGGCACGATTTAAAGAATCCACAAAGACATGGGAATTTCCCAGTGGAGCAACGGCTCTCTTCAGTTATGTAGATAAAGATGATGATGTATACCGCTATCAAGGCCAGTCATTCACATGGATTGGCATTGATGAGCTTGGACACTACCCAACTCCCTACGTTTGGAACTATCTGAGATCAAGATTGAGAACAATCGATCCCAAGATACAGACATACATGAGGGCTTCTTCAAATCCGGGCGGAGCAGGAGGCTGGTGGGTAAAGAAAATGTTTATTGACCCAGAACCACCCACAAAACCTTTCTGGGCCACAGATATAGAGACAGGCAAGGTTCTTAAATATGGCAGGACGCATCAGAAAGCAAACCAGCCTCTGTTTCAAAGAAAGTTTATACCTGCCAGACTGACTGACAACCCTCATCTGGCAATGGATGGTGAATATGAAGCAATGCTTCTCTCACTGCCAGAAGTAGAACGAAAGAGACTCCTGTCAGGTGACTGGGATGTGGCAGAAGGAGCAGCTTTCAGGGAATTTAACAGATCATTGCACGTTATTGATCCAGTGGAAATTCCTTATAACTGGGTAAGAGTAAGGGCTTGTGACTATGGATATTCAGCCCCCTCCTGTGTTCTATGGGGAGCAATAGATTGGGACGATAATGTCTGGATATACAGAGAATTATATGTTAAAGGGCACACGGGAGAACAGTTGGCAGACCTTATTCTGCAAATGGAAGCAGATGATCCCAGTATGTACATTGGTATCCTAGATAGGTCTTGCTGGAACCGCACAGGACACGGGATAAGTGTTGCAGAGAGTATGATCAGAAGAGGAGTAAGGTGGGTTCCATCAAACTCCGACAGAGTGAATGGAAAGATAGAAGTACATCGAAGACTACAGACAGATTCATATGGTAATCCCAGACTCAGGATGTTCAATACCTGCACCAATCTTGTCAGAACACTTCCCACGCTTCCAATCTCCAAGACAAACAGTGAAGATATAGACACACGAACAGAAGACCATGCATATGATGCATTGAGATATATGGTAATGAACAGACAAACATCTTCGTCCCTGTATAATTTTAAGTTTCATACCGACTCTGCACCCATGATGGAAGATTCTGTCTTTGGATACTAAAAGGAAATAAAAAATGATACAATTAGCTCTTATAGCTGCTAGAGGTACTTCTACGGCTATGATATTATCAAAAGCTCAAAAAGCAGGGCATGTAATTACATCTGTTATTAGTGTATCAGAGAAAGCATTAAAAGCAGCAGGAAAAAACCTTTTAGATTTTTTTAGAATAACTACAGGAAAAAATGCAGGACAATTAAATCAACGAGCATTGAAAGGAATGAATCATTCTGCTGCAACTGCATCATCAACAGAAAAGACATTATTTGCAGCAAATGTAGCAATGCGTGGATTGAGTGGTGAAGCACGAAGAGGTCTCAGAGATTATTTAAGAGGTAATTTAAGTAAGTCTGGACTAAAAAAACTTTTAGGAGCAGCAACGTTTGCTTCAGTATTTCCTCTTCTTGTAGATGAAGATGAAGATGCTGAAACAGAGTATAATGTATTAACAGGACAGGAAGTACCTAAAGGTGGCATAAGACAAGATATAGAAGCAAGAGCTAATAGATTTTTTGATTCTAAAGATGCAAAAAGAGTTCCTGACTACATCACAGATTATCGTGCCGAGTTAAAAACTGATCCTTATAGACGAGCTTTAAGAAGTCGAGTTCCTGAGTATGCTGTTTCTACACTGAAGGCTGTACCTGTTCATACTACTGTAGAAAGCCCAGAGCAACGAGCTAAAGCTGCTGAAACAGAAGCTGCTAGACAATATTTTAGAGAATGGAATCGTAGACGAGATATGTTCGAGGCTACAGAACCTTCTAAAGATAGAACAGCAATGGAAATAGCAGCTATAAGAGATGCCAGATATAAAAAAGTAGCTGAACCCGGATTTGGACAAAAGCTGTTTGGTCTTCGTCGTTCCAAGTCTGAAATAGACAGAGATGTCAGATATACCGATTTAAAAATGCAAGGTCGTGATGAAGAAGCAGATCAATATTGGTCTGATTGGAATACAGAAAATAAAGCAAAAAGAGATGCTGCTCTTGGAGGAGCAGGAAGTCTAACTGAATATACAAGAGATGATCCAACCAGAGGTGAAGAAGATAGTCCTGCTGGAAAAACTTCTTTTGCAGAAGATATTGCTTCTGCTGCTGAGAAATTTTCTACAGTTGTTAAAGAAAAGTTGCCACGAAAAAAGAAGGGAGGTGG